GAATAGTATACTTGAGTAGCATAAGACTTGTCGTTTCTTTCATCAATTCTAGCTTTAACATCAGAACCGATTGCTAATTTTACTGCATCTTCAGTAAACGCAAAGCATAATCTGTCGTCTGTGTTTGTAGCATCGAAGTTAAGTCTAGTAGACATAATGAAATTGAAACCCATAAATGAGTTAATATCACCCTGTGCTAAAGCTTTAACTGTATTAAAGTCAGAAGATTTAACTTCAGTAGTGTTTAACAAATCTTGGATTTGTTTAGGACCACACACAATGTATCTTTTCATTGATGGGTCTATATCATTATTATCTAAGATGTATTTAGCTGATAATAACTTAGCAACAGTTAAACCATCAGTTTGGTTTGCTGTTGAAGTTTTTTGAGATGAAGGTAGAGCAACCGCAGTTCCTCCAGCAACACCTGTGTCAGCTGAACCACCTAAAGCAGTAATGATAACATCATCCATACTTCTACCCATTGCAGCAGCCGCAGCTTTTGCATAAGCAGATGTAGGGTCAATTAACATTCTTACTTTATCTAGGTCGTCAATCAAGTCAGCCCATTCGTAATCCGCAAGTGTAACCCGTCTTCTAGAGTGTGGGGTATCTACTTGTGGGGTAGAGCCGTGTCTTGTTGTTCTAGCAACAGCTGCAGTAGCACCGATTTGATCGAAGAAACCATTTTTTCCTCTGATCGTTTCGACATCAACAGCTGGTCTTAGCTTACTCCCCATTTGTTGAGCAAGCATAGTAACATTTGAAGAATATTGTTCTACAAATGCTGTAGTTATTTGAGTTGACATAATTTATGTCTCCTTTTTTTGTGTTGTGTTAATGTTAAAATAATCGGTTGATTGTCCTTACGGGTCGTCCTAGATTTTAAACCTCTCGGTCTTTTGTCTTTCCAAAATGCCAAACGGGTCTTTCGATTATCCGTTATTCAAATTTACTATACTGAGTTGTGTTTTAAAGCAAGTAAATCTTGAACCTCTTGAACAGCTAAAGCATGACCTGGATGATTTTTATTCCAGTATGCAGAACCAGGTTGTTGCAATTGTGCAATTTGTTTATCCAATTCTGCAGGAGTCATATATTGTGGTCCTTGAGCTGATACTAATTTATCTTCACCTAAGTCATTTGCAATATTAGCAAAAGCTTTAATAAACTCTGGATGATCGCCAATCTTAGTTCCATCAGATAAAGTTAAAAAAGCAAATTCGTTATTTAAATATTTGCTAGCAATGGTATGAGCATTTTTGAGTTTATTGTCATATGCAGCACCCCATTCTTTTTTTAAAGATTGCTGTGCGTTCATTCTAGCTTGTTCTGATTTTGAATTTAAATCGTCAATATAATTTTGTGTCATATCGTTATAAAAATTCATAATCGCTTCAGCTTGATTAGGTAACAAACCATTCTTATGAGCGGTTTCTTTAAAACCCTTTAAAGCATTTTCATCAATGTTTGAATTATCTTTTAATTGAAACTGGTATTCATCAGCACTTTTAGGTCTGCCTAACTTATCATAAACCATTTGCCAATCTTCATCTGTTGCATATTTATTAGGTACAGGAATTTTATCTGTGCCAATCATTTTTTGTGCATGAATATAAGATTTTGCTAATCCAGAAATATCTTGAATTGAATCTAAAGCTTTTTCACTTTTTAAATCATCTGGTAAACTATCTTTCCAATTTGCAATTTGTTCTTGTATTGGTGGTGTATTGTTTAACTCTGTAACATTATTATCAGACGGTTGTTCCGCTACCTGGTTTTCGCTACTCATTTTGTTCTCCTTTAGGGTTTTTATTTATTATTGATTTAATGAAAAGAACTACTTGTCTTTGTCCTTCTCTATAAGATGTTTCGTGTGGGTCATTTGAAAATGAAGTGTTATGCACGTTACATCTTTTTTCTAAGTCTTCTAAAATAGTTTTACCATCTTCAGACTTAAAAATTCTTTGATATGTTTTTGTTAATTCAGTTATATCTTTTCTATTCACTTAAAACCTTAGCCAATGGTGCAGCTTTGTTTGCTAATTCTGCTTGCTGCATTTCTTGCTGCATTTCTTGTTGTTGCATCATTTGATTTTGTTGTTCAGCTCTAATTTGTTGAACTTCACCTTTTGATCTTAAAATTTTTGCAGGAATACCTAATACATCTTTAATATGATTAACCAAATTATCTGTATCTAAGTAATCAAAAACAGGAGCAACATTTTGTAAAGACCCCATAATTTCAATACCTCTCATTAAAGAATTTAATTCACCAGTTTTCTGAGCTTTAGCAAGTGGAGACACATATTCAATTTCAATATTTTGATTACCAATAAAATCTGGAATTTCTTTAAATTTATTATTTCTAAGTAATATATTAAAACATCTTGTGATTAATGGCTGTAATAATTCCGATTGAAGTCTACCAAGCACGGGACCTAGTATTCTCATTTTTTCTTCATTCCGTTGAATAACTTCTGTTGCAGTCATCTGTGGTCCTTGTACGGAAATTAGTTGGTCAACAAAAAAGTTTTGTCTGATTGCGTCTCGTCTTTGTTCTTCCATCTGAATACCCACAGGATTGTTTGCACCAATATTTAATGGTTCAATTCTTTCTCTGGTTCCAGCTCTGTAATAATTTAATCCGCCAGGCACCGTTCTAATTGGCATCAGAAAGCCATCATCAGGAACCATTAATGGTGGGTCGATTTGTTTTTGTGCAGCTTTAATAGAAGTTTTAGACATTAAATTTAACATCTTAACATCTGGTAATGCGTTCATTGCTGGACTTCTACCGTATGTTTCGTTTGATGATTTTAAATATCTAGGAACTGCATAAGGAAATTCTTTAAAGCCTTTTTCAGATAATAAAAAACCAGAGTCTTCATGAACATAACAAGAAACATATTTATTATTTCCATATTCTGTTGAAGGGTAAACACTATGAATAATATTTATATTATCATATGGAGCATTGTTAATTTTTTTTTCTAATTCTTCTGGCAATTGAACATTTGGAAAAGCATTGTAAATGTTTTTAGCTTGCATTTTAAATTTACGAGTTAAGCTATCAACATTACCTTTTTCGTTTTCAGTTATATAAATTTCTGAAATATGAATATTTTTAAATCTAATTTCATTCTCATCATCTTCTGCTATAAATAGAGCTGCTGTACCAAAAGCAATTAGATCATGGTATAATTCAAAAATTTCTTGTTGGAAATTACTTCTATTAAAAGCTTGATTTAAAACTCTAGTACAATCTTCTAACCATTCCATTGCTTCATCTTCTTGGTTCAATTCATCATTTTTGTATTTTAAATAAAACCATGGTGAAACTGTATTGGTTAACATACCATGTAAAGATGCAGCTAATAATTCTAAAGCATGAGTTGCTGTACCATCAAAAATTAATTCATGTCTCTTATCACCTTTACTTCTATTTTTAGTAATATCTGCTTTTCTAGGTAACATATAATCAGCAACATCTTGCCAATGACTTTCCCAATTTTGTCTTTCAGTTCTAAGAGAAGCATATCTCTCTAATATCATTTTTGCTTTAGGTGTTACTTGCATTTATTCCTCCTAACCCAGCAAAGTTTTTTTTGCAACAATTGGTGAAGTGCTACCTAAACCAGTTGTACTTGTTAATATTGTTTCTTTTCTACCACGTTTTTTAACAGCAAGCGCTTCTTGTGCAGCAGTTCTTTCTGTATCAAAAGCAGCAGTTGATAAACTCATTTCTGAAGTTGTAGGTCCAGCAGGTGCTTGATTAACAGCTGCTTGTTGTACTTGATTTATAATTCTTCGATCATCACGTCTTGATGTCTGTGGTACAGTTCTTCCCATTGCATCTAAGGTTCCCATACCTCTACCTCTCATATAACTTTGAAAGTCTTCTATAGAACCTGCATAAGCTTTGCCTGTTATTGGATTAGTTTTGCCAATAACATTTTTTGTGTAATATGCTTTATTAACTTCAAAACTTTTTTCACCAAATAATTTTGAAAAAATTTTTCCAGCAATAGAAGGCATAAACTTTGGTTCTTGATAAGTATAGTTTGCAAAATCTTCCATTTGTTTTTTTATTTTATCTTTTTCTAATTGTTCTTTACTTTTTTGTAATACTGTTGGAGTTACACTTTTTTGATATGTAGTAGATGTTCGATAAGTTTCTCGATTATTATCTCCACCACCATAACTTTGTGTTCGACCAGATCGATTAGATGCAGAGGAATAAGAACCTCCTCCATATTGTGAGTCTCTATCTTGTCTTGCCATTTTATTCTCCTAACAAAACTTTCTTTTTAATTTTTTCTTCATCATCTGCTAGACCACCAGGACCTGTAAGAATAGTTGATCTTCGTCCTTTTCTAGCACGCATAATTTTTTCCATTTTTTCCCTAGCTTCCTGTTCTCTTTCCTCATCCTCAAAACTTGGCGGTTCTGGCGCTGGTGGAGGAGGTGGGGGTGGTGCAGGTATCTTTGGTTTTAAAAATCCCATTATTTATTCCTTATAAAATTTTATATTCTGATATAGCATTAGGAAATCTTTTATTCAAATTTTTTTGATTTGGCAACTCATCAATTGCAATTGCCATATATCTAAAAGCATCGTTAGCATGGGAACTCCAATCGTGAATTGGCTTGTTGGAGAACATTCTCATCTTCTCATTATACTTTCTATGATAATGTCTAAGCGCATCTATTAATGGTCGGCAGTTTTCAAGATCAATATAAACTCTAGGAAATATCATTTTAGCAGCATGAATACCGTCTTCTAATGGTAATTTTGGTAAAATTTTAAAATTAATACCCAGTTGATAAGCGACCTCGCGCCTGGTTTTACCTAGGCTAAATTCAGTAACTTCAATATCATGCGGTGCATAATGATGCTCATACACATAATCTTTTTGTTTTATGATATTTACATAATGCGGTAAACCTTCACGATTGTTTTCGTAATAATCAATAATTCTTACTGTGTTACCTAATAATTGATAAAAGATAATAGCGGTTGAGTCTCCTACTCCTATATCCCAAACTGTATTAACTGGAAGTGCAGGGTCATAATCAATTCTAGTTATTCTATTTTTTTCTTCTGCTTGCTTGACCAGATTGCCATATATGGAACCTTCGATGTTGGCAATCCAATCACATTCAAATTCTTGTTTATATTTAGCTTCACCCATTTGAGCTAAGGCAGCATCTAATTCTTCCTGGTCAATAATTTTAGTTTTAGATACTGGAGCTGTAAATGCTAGCCACTTCTCATCTTTCATAGCATGTTGATAAATTTCGTAAAAAAAATTTTGCATGCCAGCAGGAGTACCTATAAAATAACAAAACCCCTTACGATCTGATAATGCAGGTCTTAAAATTTCATTCCAAAGTTTAGGGTCTACTTGCGCTGTCTCGTCTATACACACCCCGTCTAAGAATATACCCCTTATGCTTTCTGCGTTCTCACTCGATAACAATGTTATACGAGAACCATTAGGTAAATCGCATCTTAATTCTGTTTCATTGTATCTTGTGTTAGGTATCTTAGCAGTAAATTGTTTTATATAATCCCATGCAATAGATTTAGCTTGCTTATAAGTTGGAGCCACATATGCGAACCTTGGGTTTGGCAAAGGGTGCATAAGCGCGGCTTTGATTAAATGATTTAAAATACAAACTGTCTTACCAAATCTTCGGTGGCAGTTAAGAACCGCAAATCTATGTTTGTCTAGCAAGTCGTGAAGTTCTTGTTGTTGGGGTCTAGGTGTATATAACTCTATGTGCATTAATGTATCGTTGGTATACAATCAAATAAATTGTTTGCTGTTTCATAACTCATGCCAGACTTAGTTAATAGATAACTTGCAAAAGCTTCTGCAATATCAGAATTTTCAAAACCATGAACATGTATAACTAGACTATTAGTTTCTTTATCTACAAATGCAAGTGTTGTTAAGTTTTTGTCTATTTTAGGTTTTTTGTTTTTCATAGTTCTTTGTCTCTGTGTGTCTGTGTCAACAGGTCGGGATATATATATCTTGCGACCTGCGACCAGTTTAGCGGGTATAGTGGCATTTTTGCAACACAATGTTGCATTTTTACATGCTATAGATTGTGTCTCAGATACAATACCCGCGATAAACTTTTATTTATCTTATCTTTTATTTATTGTTTGTGTCTTGTTTGTGTGTTCTTGTTTTGTTCGTACTCCATAACACACGCGCGAGACCTTGTCTTCTCTACCAAAAAAACCAACAATCAAGCCTTCTTGTTATTAGCAGCAAACTTAGCTGCTGACTCTTTACTTCCAAACCCCCAAGCTTTTAAAGCAAGAGCTAATCTCGTTGGCTCTCCTTTATCATTCTTCATGGGTCCCTTCATCCCCGCAAACCTAGCTGCAAAACTAACGCGTCTAGGATTAGTTCCAGATTTAACTGGAGCTTTCAAATTAGCACCTTCAGTTCTTTTAAAATAATCTCTACCACGTTGAGAGAGACCACCTTTAGGATTTTTATGTTCTTTTCTCATTATTATCTTTTAGCAGTTTTAGCAGCTCTTTGAAATTGTTTTCTAGTTGGTGCGCCTTTAGTTCCTGGCTTCCTCATTCTTTCACCAGAGCCTGCAGCAATACGTTTTCTTTTTGCATGAATATTTGCATAAAGACCTTTTACTTTAGCCATTTAATTTCTCCTTGTTATATTTTGTAACATTTGTTTATTAATTATTTTAACAATCATGGATTGACATTTTGTCAAAAATAACTAGATTAAGATTATAACTAATAAAGGAGAAAATCAATGACTAAATCATACATTTACAACAAGGACAGCTTCGAAAACTCTATAGAAGTTGATAATTACCCTTGGGGATTTAGATTAAAGACTAAAAGACGTTATTGGGTAGAAACTACAAAACATGGTGATAGATTTTGTTATGCTACTTTAAATCCAAAAAACAACCAATGGTGTAAACCAAAAAAATCTACTTATGAAGCTGTTTTGCTTTTATACATTGCAGACAATGGACATGTTAAGTCTACTGGTTTTGGAAAACATGCAACAACTCAACAAGTAGAGCAATCTTTAAAAACAATTGACTACAATAAATTGTCAGATTTACAGAAAAAACAAGTATGTAATATCAAAGCAATTAACCACGTTATGAGTAAAGTAACTTGGACAGTAGAAAAAAGAGGTGAATACAATCTTTCAGACCTTGCAGACTTAGCAAGAATGAAAGCAGACGCAAACTCACCAGAGACAAAAGCTAGAGAAGAAGAACAAAAAAAGATTAATAATCAAATCAATCTAGCTATCGCGCAGAACATTAACGCATGTTACAAAAAAAATAATTTAGTCTAACCCTCAATTACCTCGGGAGCCTCTTTAGGCTCCTGGGGTCTTCCCCAACTAATCGTAATTGTATTATCTGATTTAATTTCCTGTTTAACCTTATCTCCAAAAATACCACTAGCTAACTTAGATGCTAACCATCTTGCGTGGTGCGCTAGTTCTCGAGTCTGTTGAAAGTATTTAGGGTCTTGAGGTTTACTTAACATCTCGTGTATTTGGTCAAGGATAGTAAACGTTCCAATCTCACGTGCTTTCATAATTCTTTTATGAAATTGATCGTCTTCACGCATTTTACGATAAACCACAGAAAGAGAAGGATAGTTTTTATCCTTACAAATTTCAGTTAAAGTTTTACCGTTTTCAAGCTTCTCGATAATATTTTCTATTTTTTCTAATTGCATCTAAAATGTACTCATCTGTTTTGTTTTTATATTGTGGTAAGTTTTTTAAAGATTTCAACTGTCCAGAAATTGAAGTTGGACCAGTAGACATCCCTGCATGATACTTGCAACGGTAATGACCTGTTTTCATCAAATTACCCTTACATCTGCAACGTACCGTAAAATTAGAACCCCTGGTGTAACTTTCACATTGCTTTAGTAGTTTGTTACGACCAGGCATACTAAATATAGTTATTCATTCTTATTTTAAAATTTAAAGTTTAGCAAGCATTAGGCTAATTTTTTAGTTTTTTTTTTAATATCTCCGTTTAACCTATTCTTAGTATATTCAAAACCATCGGAGCCACGGAATTGATCGAGCAAACCTTCCGATGCGTAAAACTTTAATTTAATACCTTGAAACTCAATATCTTTATTCTGGCTTGGCAGGTAGGTGCTATTCTGAGAATAGTTATTTCTATAATTATAATTACTATATGGTTTAATTACTTTGGTTTTATTAATACTTATAACATTTGATAACTCAGAGTTATAAAATTTGATAACTCTCGAATTACTAAGTAAATTCTCATGTAATGGCAGCTTATATTCTAGTGTAGATTGTTTTCTTTTAGTCTGGATAATATTAAGCTTTTTTAGTCTGGCAATGGAACGGTACACCGTCAGTTTAGACAACCCGACCCTGTCTGCTATCGTTTGAACCCTAGGATAACAAACCTTAGTTTTACGATTATAAAAACTAACCAAACCAAAATAAACCAACTTATCAGATGGGGTTAATCTTTCGCTTTTTAAAATACTTTCATCAGCTACAAAGAAACTCAAAACGGTACCTCCGCTAAAACACACTCATTGCTGTGCCTCTCCTGCAGTATTTTTAGCATCTTTATAAATTCTAGGGGTTCCATGACCCTCAGCTCACTTTCGGCAGGTGTGAGCTTCTTAATGCGAAATTGAGTAACTTCATCGTGAGCTAAACCAGGGGTATAAAAAACCAGGAATGATGGTACTTTACAAGCTCTTGCAATTTTCTCGGTAACTGTGGTAGTTTTATAGGTTTGACCTTTATCAACCGCGGTCTCAAACATAGCCAGCGGCTCCTGGCACTTTTTACAAATCTCAATAAAATCCAAATCTAATCCTGCCAGACCATCAAACTTTCTATGGTACTCGCTGAAGTGATCTCCGATATTAAAATAATTTAAACGCGCCATAATTCTAAACCATATCTTTCTGGAATGTTATGCTTAATACAATAATGCTCACCACAATAATATTCTTTTTCATCAATTATAACTGCAGTTTTACTGCACTTAACGCACTTAAAGACCTTTTTCTCTGAGATTGTTAAGCTTTCTGTTAATTTTTTCTGTAAGTTCTTCAATTGCTTTGTCTTTTAAATCAATAATTTTTTTTAACTCAGCAGCTTCTTTTTCTGAAACTAATTGTTTAGCTTCAAGATCATCGGGTCCTTTATCATTTAAACGTTCATTTATATTCATACAAAACTTCAATTTTTTTTATAACAGAATTAGGAATAACATTACGATTACCTACTTCAGTTCCTTCCGTATCGTTTGACCAATCAGAACAAATAATTGTGTTTTTTTTATTCTTTTCAATAATAAAGCCTGCACTATAACAAATCGCAACATTATCTTTTTTTGCTGCGTCTAAATTTTTCCAATCATTAAAAGCACAAATGTCTTCCCATGTAATTAAAACAAATTTTTTAAACTTCATAAAAATCTTTTATAGTTACTTTATTTTTTGTAGCTGCTTTTATTTTATCCAACATTTTAGGTCTAGGTATTCTAGAACCAGTACACCAACGATGAACGGTACTGGATGCAGTTTTACTTTGTAAACCAATCAGATCAGCTAAACCTTTGTAGGTTAGTTTTTTAGAAATTCTAAATTTATTAAGTTGCATATTTTGCTTATAATTCTTTTTGACAAATTGGCAAACAAATTAAATTATATTCACTCAGCAAGCGAATATATTTCATTTATTGTTTACTGATAGTTTTCATTTGGTTATTAGTTTGTTTAATGAATGTTGAAAATAAATTAAAAGAAATTTTAAAGAAATCAAACATAGAAACAGAGCTTCCAGATTGGTCTATATTTTATAAATGGAACCATCATTCACCTTCTCAAATAAATTTAACAGATGATATATTTTGTTTTAAATATTTTTTTTTAACAGAAAAAGAGAGAGCTGATTTTAAACCAAATGCTAAAATGATTGCAGGCGCAACAATAGGTCAAGCAGTAGCACAAATATTTGCAAAGAAAATTTATAATAAAAATAAAAAACAATTTTTTAAAACAGAGGACACTAAATTCGATGACAGCTAAAAAAGAAGAAATATTTAAATTAGCAACTGCAGCTTATGATACTTACAAACCATTAAATGAGTTTGATGAATATGAATATAAAAACAATAAAGAAAATTTATTACAAGTATTAGAACAAACGATTAAAGGTATTGAGGAAATAGGTTTATCAGGCAACATCCTTGCAGAAAAACCAGTTAAACATAAATTTCCTGGATGTAAACTTCCAGTATCGGGTCAAATAGATTTATGTGATGATACAAAATTTATTGAAATTAAAACTAAATGGAGAAAAAGAACAGGTAAATATAAATCAGATGGCTCACCAAGTTTTAGTATTGTTCAATTAAAACCTTTTGATGATTATTATTTACAAACTGCTTTTTATTATTTTGCAACTAAACTTGAACCTTATCTATTAATGGTTAATGAAGATGGATATAAAATTTATACAAAAGAAAATTGTCCTCAACTTCAACCAGATTACTTAAAAAAAATTGCACTTAAAATTAGGCAAACATGTTTACGAAGGGAGCGCCTGGCGGAAAGACATTGTGGCACTCACTTGTGGACCAATGATGTAAATTTAGATTTATCTAATTTTAAATGGGATGAAGAACACAAACCAGTAGCAGAACAATTATGGAACGAAAACCTTTTAATATCTACCAAATAAATTTATTTAAAAGTAAATATAATTTTGGTAATAACAAAATTAGAGCCAACAGAATAATTATTAGTTTATGTTTTCTAATAATTATCTCTCTCCCTTGGTTAGTTAACATTACATCTGGCTCTGATCTGTGGGGTGTTTTTTTTCATTTTCTAACATCCCACAGCACTAACTAATTATGAATAATATAACTCCCAAACAATACTTAGAACAATTAATTAACGATAATCAATGTTATCATTTAGATAATGGCAAAGTTGCTTTGTATCATAAAGATATTGAAAAGATGGCTAATTATTATGGTATTGAAACAGACGTTGATCTTAAAGTAGCTGATGGTAAAATTCGTTTTATTGTTTGCAAAGGTACTGCAACTATTAAACATACTAATAAAAAATATTCAAGCTTAGGAGAAGCGCATCCAGATAATAATGGATTTGCATACTTTGTAGCTGTTGCAGAAAAGCGCGCAATCGATAGAGCTATTTTAAAAGCTCTCCAGTTACATGGAGATGTTTTATCATTTGAAGAATTAGATTTAAAAAAAGTAAAATCAAAAATAAAAACACAACCAACAACTAAACCACAAACTAATGTTACATCTATTAAAGATGAAGTTAGAAAAAATATTTTATCTGCTAAAGATAAAACCAGTTTTGATAAACTGATAGGCAAGTATGCAAACTTCTTAGAAGCTTTATCAAAAGAAAACCCTGGCTATGCAAAAGATTTTTTTGCAGAAATACAGGTGAAACAACAACAATTGGAGGACAATAATGTCATTTAATCCAAAACCAGGATATGTCTGCTCATTTACAATGCAGAAAAATCCTAAAAAAACCGAGGAAAAACATCCAGACTTGGTCTTAGTTAATCATATGTCGAAAAAAGGCACTATGGTTCCTAAGAATTTTACCATTAAATTAAATGGTCAAGATGTTTGGTGCCAAGCTTCGGGTTATAAACAAGAAGATGGTTCAGTTAAGATTACAATTACTCAAACTGATACCAATAAGAAACAAGGTTTTGCGCCTAAGCCTGCCTATAGTGCAGCTGCAGCGGAAGACTTTATTTAAATATGAAATACGGTTTAACTCAACAACATAGTAAAATCTATCAATGGATTAAATCGTATATTGAAAAACACGGGTATGCGCCATCGTATCAAGAGATCATGGTGGCGCATAATATGAAGACTAGGTCTCACGTTCACAAAATTGTTTTAAATTTAGAAAAAAGAAAATGGATAGCAAGAATACCAGCGACCGCAAGAAGCATAACAATTCTTTAAAATCATTACAGACCCAGGAAGGTGGAACACATTACCAGGGTTTTGTTATTCAACCCGCAGAATTTAATGTAAGAAATAAATTACCTTGGTTAGAAGGAAATATTATAAAATATACTTGCAGACATAAACAAAAGAATGGTGCGCAGGATATTAAAAAAGCTATACAATGTTTAAAAATCATACTAGAAATAGAATATGGTGAATAAATTTGTAAAAAGATGGGACTATGAATGTACCGTTTCTTTTGAAACCACTTCTAATTCTGTTGAGCAATTAGCTCTGATGCAAACTCCACCAGATAACGCAAGCTGCGTTGTTAAACAAGATGATTTACGATTTATTAAATCAACCGTAAAGGAGGTAAACCAGATTGTCGATATACCAGCAGCTAACAGAGAAGATCATTCAAGCAGAAAAGCAAAGGAAAAATCTTCTCTCAAGGATAAGCAAGGAAAAAAATAAAATGGGGTATTATCCAGTAAATACTCTGGCTCTTGCTAAACAAGCTAACGAAAAGTTAGTGGATATAGTCCAGCTACAGGACCAAAGAAAACAACTAGAATACTAAGTTTTCTTAAAAAGTAGCGCACAACTTGTAAAAATTCATTTACTTGCTAAGGGTTCTTTGTACTTTTTTAAAAATATTTCGTAACATTTCTTGATAAACAATCACAGATACCTGTTGACTAAATGTCAATAACTATGTTAGAAGGTAATCAACTAACAATGGAGAAAAAAAATATGGATATACACAAACAGAAACCAAATGTTAATGCTTGTGAGTATTGCGGTACTGCTTTTACTAAAGACCAAGATACTTATGGTGGTATTTATTGTAACATTCAATGCGCTGCTCACAGAGGAGTTAGATACGGTTACAATAATTTAGTTGAAAAATTTGATGCAATCAAAGTTTCTGATTGGAATGAGAAAATTTTTCCAATGTATCAATATGAAAAAAACATAGGAGTACAATAATGACAGCAAACTTAAAAATAACAAACATACAAGTCATACATGCTGCGTTCGAAGATGAACCAGTTTACATTGCAAACTATGACCCAAACTATGAACCAACTGACACTTATAAAAAATATTTATCAGATGAAACTGTAGATGTTAAAGCTGTACTTGAAGATGTTTGGAGAGCCACACAAAACATCGAAGACAGTTGGAGTAACGGTGATGCAATTGGTCGACAGTACGACTTCAACGTAGACAAAAGTCCTAACATAACTGTTAAAAAAGATTTACCAGTTATCAAAGGCAAAACTTACGGACACAGAAGTACAAGTGTTGGTGATTACATGATTGTAGAATTTGGAAACACACCGATTTACAATTGCTACATTGCAGAAGATGTAGGGTTCTCATTAACAGAAAGTTGTATTGGTGGTCCCATCGAATACTGGAAGTTGGAAGCAGGTAAAATATTTGGTTCAAGAAGACTAAAGAAAAAAGCCTAATGAAAAAACCAACTTTCAAACAATACTTAGTTCTTTACATAATTTTTGTACTAGGTTTTGTTGCAATAGGTTTAGGAATATTACATCAATGGTCAACACAGGGAGGAATATAAAATGATAAAATGTCCAGAATGTAAAAGTGATAATCTAACTTATCACCCAGATGGGATTGATGTTAGATTTACAGATACATTTTCACAATCAGAAAATGGTAACTGGGTTTTTGATAAACCAGTTTTAAAACTTACAGAACTAATTGAGTGTGAGTCTAATCCATTATTTAGTTGTAAAAAATGTACTGCCGAATTTAATCTTAAACAATCAGCACAAGGAGGAATATAACCATGGGATTACACGTAAACATATATAAATGGAATTTAGGTGATTGCACAAATGGAGGAATTTCATCTAAGACACACGAATTGTGTCTTGTAAATGTTCCTGGTCCTTTTGAACCAGAGAAAAAAATTCCTGCTGCATTACTTGTAGAAGGTAACTTACCTAATACAGCAAAGATAGTTCCACTTAAAGAAACTCGTAAAGGTAAATGGTTTATGTTTGGTGGTAACTTTGCTTATTCTTCTGATGCTAGATTTTGTGATGCTGTAGAAAAACTACAAGGCTCTAGTAGTCCAGTAGCAATTCACGACAGAACTGAAGACTAATGTTTATTAGAAAAAACGGAACCAAATACAAAGTATACGATGAGGGTCGCAAGACCCTCGCGTCATTTGATACTAAAGATCAAGCGATCGCCTGGACAACCAAACCAAGCACTATAGATTTTACACAAGCTTTTAATTTATTTAACAAAAATATAGAGAACCAAGTAAACAATGGCATAATTAAGAAACATACTGGACAAAGATACCAAGAAATCGTTTCCTGCCACATAGAACCCCTAATTTTTAACGTTCCAATTAATACATACAAATACTCAGATTTCTTAAACAACTACCTTAAAAAGCTTTCTATGGCGGTTTCTCGCACCACTATGCAGCCTTTGTCTGCCAAAACTTATAAAGATATTATTGCTGTCTTTAGAATGATTATAAAGTACATCAGAGACTTAGATTATGACATTGGGGATTGTGTTAAGATATTAGATTATAGAACTAAGGTGCCTACCAGTAAAAAAAATAAAATTAAAAATGAATTTTATACAACAGTTCAAGATGCTAAATTACTAATTCAATCTGAGTCTAATTTAAAATATAAAACTTTATATTCTTTAGCATTAGTTTCTGGAGCCAGAACCAATGAGCTGTTGGCTGCCTGTTATGATGATTTCAAAAATAATACTTGGACCATACAGAATACTTTAGACAATGATAATGTCTTTGAACCAGGGTCTGTTAAAACTATAGCAGGATTTAGAACTGTAGATATTACAATGGAAGTAATCACATTAATTAAAAGTTTAAAATTACTTAACCTATCTAACAATAGGTTGTTCAATATTTCTAAAAGCCAGGTCAAGTATCATACTCAAAAACTCGCAAAGTCTCTTGGGATTGCTTGGCAAGGTGGACTAAGTCCATTTAGAAAACTTTCTTCCAGTTTAGTTTTCGATAGCAATATCTTATCTGAAAAAGAATTTAGAGATCGATATGGTTGGGAAGACTTAAAAACTTTTAGGAAGTATTACCAAAGACAAACAAGAAATAATATTAGAGTCGATGGTATATTTAATAAACTAATAAACTAAGGAGCCAAAATGTCTAGTAAACATCTAGCATACGATAGTGAAGCTTGTACTAAATATATTCAAGCTACGTCCTATAATCTAAAAAAATTTAGATTAGAAAGAAAAATGACACAGATGCGATTAGCAGATAAGCTAACTAAATTTCTAGGTCAAAGATACTCATATCAACAAATTCAAAAGTATGAGTCTTTAGATAGAAAAAAAAATAACAAGATACCTTTTTTAGTAGGTTATGCTTTTTCTAAAATCTTAAATAAACCATTAGAAAGTTTTTTCTTAACCAAGGAAGAACAAGATAATGCAATTATATTTGCAGGTAATTTAAAACCTAAACAAGATATTGTAAATGGTTAAAAAAAAAGAACTTGAATTGTATGTTGGCAATTGTCTTTACTGCAATAAAGGTTTGTATTCTAACATGGGTGGGTGGATAGCTAGTCCAAAGTTTGAGCCTACCCGTGTTATTCGATATTTCTGTCATAATGGTAAGGATGGCAGTTGCTTTGATAAGTATTGTAACTTTGTTCACGATTTAAAACTTAATGCTGAGATGGCGCATATCTCTACTTTAGAAACGGATTGGCAAAACAAACCACCGTATAAACAAATGATTGAGAAGTTTTTAAAAGATGGAAAAAAATAATTGTTTAATTTGTAATAAAAAATTTATTGATAATACAAATAATTTAATAAAAAAATATTGTAGTTCTCAATGTAAAAAAATTAGAGATAAAAATTCAAAAAGAATATTACCTGATAAAATAAAAAAAAATTGTGAAATTTGTAATGTAATTTTTATAGATACATCTTGGAGAAAACATAAAAAATATTGTTCTATTAAATGCAGGAATAAATTTAAAATGAACAATCCTGCTAGAAAATTATTTATAAAAAAATACAAACAAAGTGGAAGAAGAAAACAAGTTCTTAAAAAATATTATAATACTGATAATGGTAAAAGAGTTAGAAGTTCTAGTATTGCTTTAAGACATGCTAGAAAATTAAGAGCAATACCTAAATGGGTTGGACCAAAAGAAATAAAACAAATGAGAGAGATATATAAGAAAAGAAAACCTGGTTATCATGTTGACCATATTATACCTTTAAAAAATGATTATGTTTGTGGTTTACATGTACCTAATAATTTAGATATATTAACTGCTAAAGATAATATTTTAAAATCTAACAAATTTATTCCAGGACACAACGAAGCTTTTTATAATACTAAGTATTGGAAAAAAATGTAATTACTCTGCAGGACTGTTGTTATTGTTATTGATATAATTATAAACCCTACCAATAGCTTTATCTATTCCAAACAATTCACCTTTAATAAAGTTAGTATCTTCTTTCAAATCTACAATAGATACCAGGACCCAAGTACATAAACCAAACAATGCGCTGCCAATAAAACCCACTATCCATTTAAGATCAATTTTCATTCTGCAATCTTTCCTTTATTGGGACCCTTTTTAATAACATATTTTTGAGTACCATTAGCTCCATAGTTAACTTCTTTTTTAAGAGACTTAAACAATTTCATCTCTTTAGATTTTTTTTCAGAATTTTTTTTATAACTTTCAAGAAACTTGGTATCTCTCATAGCAGCTCCTAGTGTCTACAAGTATCACAAACACATAAATCTTTATCATACCAATGTGAATGTAATCCATCTTTACAATGACATTTGCAATGACAAATCTTGCAACGGTTTCTTTTTTTTCTTTTAGGTTTAGGTATCAATATCTTATCTACTTGCATCATCATTTTATCGACTGAACTAAATAACCAATAAAAAAATTTGTCTATCATTTGCCTTGTCCTTTATATTTTTTCCATGAACGTTTTTTTGATTTATTCATACTAGACTTTTTAGGTCTTCTACCAATACTAGTAGTTTTTGGTATACGTTCATGTGGTTGCTTACTTATATCGAATTTTATTTTTGCCATAGCTTTTTTTTGTTTTAATTGTTCTTTTAACTTTAGGTTTCTTTTTACTATATTGACTAACAAAACTCATAGGTGCGTATTTAGACATATTATTTTTTCCTCACTAGGTCGGTTGCTTTTATTCCATAGATTGCAGCCACTATAGAAATCCATAATGAAACTATCCACCAAGGCATCTCCTGGAGTTTTTGAAAATATAAATCTATCTTTGCCTGGATGTCTTCATCTTCAGCAAATACTGAATAAGCCAGAAGAAACAGGGGACTTGAAACGGTTAAAAGTACAAACTCATCTTTCCAGTCTCCCTTCTGATGCTCAAATACTTTTCCCGAAAATTCAATATCCCCACGTCTCATCTTCTCTGCATGAAGTAGTCTAGCTTCTGATAAAGCTTCTTTTGTTTTTTGTTTATCAGAATAAAGTTTAGCTCCAGTTTTTAGAGCCATCCCTATTAAATTCCATGGCATCATAAATCACAATTCCTCATTATGTTGGCTAGCTCCTGGCAACGATTGGGAGTCTGCATGTGCCACTTTGAGTCTAGCATTTGTTCAGCTGCTTCTGAATAGTCTGGTATTTCTAAAGCAGAAAACATATTTTTAAATTTAGATACACCAGCTTCTCCAAGTTGGAATACCATAGATGTAATAACATCAATTGCATCTTCTGCAATATCGAGATGATTAGTTAATCGGAGCGCAGCTCGTCTTGCTTTACCAAAATCATCTTCAAATACTTCTTCTAATAACTCTTTACTATAAATATGATTATCTTCAAAGTTATCTTGTTCAGTTACCTTATGACCATAACCAATAGTTTTAAAACCTTCTGAGCATAAATAGATTTGGTCGCGAAAACCTTCATGTTCTTTTATAATTTCTTTAATCTTCATATATTATTTTTACACCTAATTTTCTTTGAAGGCTAGTCAAAGGTCTAGTGATTTTACCACCAGGATTACGTCTTACTTTTTGACCTAAACGATTAGTAAATTTAATACCTTTTTTTCTACGGTTCAAAGCTTTCACATCATAGCTTTGATATTCGCCAGTTTTTTTATTGATAGTAACTAGATCAATAGGACCCAAGCCACCAAGAGGAATAAAAACAATTAAATCTGGATTGTTGGCAAACTTTGTTTGTGCCTTTAGCTCACAAACTAAACCCTTAATATTCTTAGCTGCCATAAGAATAACCCCATTAGTTAATTACCCCACTTAAAGAAACCTATAATAGCTGCTATTGAGCCTGCTAAAAAGATTAATACATTTACAGCGCCTTTTCCCTTGTTTACATCTTGTCTTAAATCTTTAATATCTTGTCTCATTTCATCGATAGCTTTGAATAAAGTTTTCATTCTTTCTGCGCAAACTTTTTCATGAGAGGATAGTCGGAACCCAACTTGCTCGGAAGGTGTAATAGATTTCTTTTTTCTAGGCATAAGAGTTCCTTTATTTTCTTTTAAGATTTTTAAAAAATTTATCTTTAAACTTTTTTATTTCTTTTTTTAAATTTGCCAATGATTTTTTTAAATCAACTAATTCATCCCAATCTTTCATAAAATTATCAAACATCATCCGCCTCTATTTCATTACAAAAATAACTAATATATAGTTTTTGATCGTTAATTTCTTTTTCTTTTAATTCAGCAAAACGAATAGTTAATTCGGAGCCAGCTACTACACATTGGGTCCAAGTGTTATATGGTGGATTAACTGTAACAGTATTATTGCAAAAACTTGTGATCGCAGAACACATGGTAAATGCTAATACAAATTTCATTGTTACTTCGCTGTTGCTTGAAACGAAGTTTCATTCTCTGCAAGGTTTAAATTAAATAATTCCATAACTACCTTGCAGTAGCTGGGTTATCTCCCACTAAAGGTTCTTCGGCAAATGCCATGTAGATGTATGTTGAACCAGATTGATTTTTATTAGTAGCTGTACTTCTCCATTTAAAACCATTGGATAATAAATCTACATAGGCATTAGTAGCACCATCTGCTTCTGCATTTGTTAAGTTTGGATATAGTTCATCATTATTAACATTAAAACCATCTCTTTTGTTATCAAACATTACCCAGTTATCTCCAGATTCATTTGTTTCTTTTGCTATAATAAGAGCAGGTTTAAATCCTGTGAAACAAAATGTACCATCAGTAGAACCATTACCAGTATAAGAACCAAACTTGCTGAAGCCTTTAACTTCTGCGAAGCAGTAGGCAATTATTGAGTCTCCACTTTTATTCATTGGAACTTCAGTACCTACACTAAAAACTGAACTTGTTGGAGATGTATTATTCCAGTAAGCTGATGAAGTACCTGTACCATAGGTTTCATTTAAGTATAATGCTTTTGTATTTCCTGTACTTGCATTATACATTAACCAATTATCGGCAGTATCTCTATTTTTTGTTAAAACAATTTTAGGCACAGAATTTAATCCATGACCTACTGTAGCATTACTTCCTGTACCTGTATAAGACACAATACTAAATCCACTTGTCGTATTAGCACTAACAGTTGAGGTTATGCTTCCATCTGTGTTTGATGAACCTGTGCCATTTGCTAACCATTGCCAAGCCGCATATTGAGAACCACTATTATTATAAGTTCCACCATCAACTTTAAATCCATTTGATGTTAACGCAATATATGTTCCTGTGTCAGATTCTGCATTTGTTAAATTAGATTGTAATCTTTTACCATCTCCTCTGACTTTATCCCATAATTGATGATTATCTGTTCCATTTCTTTCTTTTAACCATAAAAATTCAGTTGCAAAATTATTAGTAATAGTTCTGTCAGATGTAGCATCTCCTGTATAAAGAACAGTATTAAAATAATCAGAAGGTTTTTTAATTGTAGTATAAGCCATGACTAAACTATCTCCTTATTGTTAATTTCTTTGCATGAGTGTAACGAATGTAAAGCCATTATAAATTTAATCCTTTGGTTGAAAGAGCAGTATAACCTGTTGGAACATCATATTCAAATATTCCTATACCACTTGCGTTAGTTCCTGCACTAGCTACTGCTGTAGTTCCGAAGTAGCCATTGCCGAAGTTTACATTTGCCAATCTATTATCGTAATTTATAATTACTGGTTGCCAATCAACACTTGTAGATAATCCTGTATAAGCTGAATTAGTTGTAGTACCTGTTGCTATTTCAGAAATAGTTGCAGAATTTTGCCATGTGCCATTTTTAGAAAACCAAATAGTTCCAGTTGCACTATCAAAAGCTACTCCTATTATATCTCCACTTCCATAACTAGCTCCATAACTTGCTGTTGTTCCATAATTATTTTTTACTCCATCATCTCTATATCCAATATAGAAATTAGCCATATTGCCATTATCATATGTAGATAAATTTGTTAATCCAATATGACCTGTTGTGGTAGTTGCAGAAAAACCTGTTGCTTTAACTTCCCAATAATATTTACCTTTACAAGCAATAGAACCTACAACATTAGTAAAACGAACAGTATCTGCAAAATTAACTGTTGTATTACCATTTGATAATTGAGGATTTGTTGTTACAGCATCAGTTCTTGGAATAACCATTAATGTAGGAAAAACATTTGAAGGAGAATCTTCAGTTTTAGTTAATGTACCACCTGCAACTGTAAAGTTATTACCATTACCAGATTCGTCAGTAACACTATTACCATCTTTTAAAATAAAGAAACCATTAGTTCCATAAGTTACACTTACATCTGTTTTAATTTTCCAAACACCATTAGCATCATATTCTCCAAATGCTGAAGCATCATAAGTATAACCTGCACAAAGATGGAGATGAGATATTACACCACTAAAATACTCTGAATCATCTATTTCTCTACGACCTACAGAATGTTGTAAATTACCACCAAAACCTGCTCCATAGTTTTGACTTGGATAATTTGCAACATTAAAACTTGTGATTTGTTCATTATTTACATAAAGTTTCATTCTATCGGAAGCTGTGGATTGTGTGCTATCGTATGAAGCAACTATATGATACCAAGCATTAGTATCTCTAAATAAAGCATTAGTTCTTAATCTAACATTATCAATATCATGCAATTCTAAAAATAATTTATTACCACTATTAAAACCAAGATAACAATAATCATTAGAACAAGACACTATTGTATCATTATTTAAACCTGCTCTTTTTACCCAAACTGAAATAGTAAATTTTGTAGTTGTTGCACTACCACCACTCATTGTTCTTGTTAAATATGTACTAGCCATTAGTTAAACTGTGCTCCTCCTGTTGCACCAAATGATGATGTCAAACTAAAACTTCTGTCTGCTGTTTGACCTTCAGCATCTGTTGCTCTGATTGTAAAATTATAAGTTGTTGCAGTTGTAGATGCTCCACCAAAGTCAGTTGTTGTTATCACACCTGT